TCTGAATGTGATTCTCTTCCAACGAATTTTATTCATCCATCTGGACGAAAAAGGGGTGATTGGGAAGATTCTCCAATGCTTAAGGAAGTCATGGAAAGTTACGTAAGTGGTAAAAATGGATGGCTAAAAGGGTGGACCGATGAACCAGATGAGTGGTATGGGTGGCCACTGATATGGAAAGATCGCCCAGTTGTAGGAAATTGTAAATTATGTCCAAAAACATATGAAATTTTATCAAAGACTAAAGGTGTTCGTATAGCAGGATTTTCACTTATGAAAGGTGGAGCAAAACTCCCCGTTCACACTGACAATGTTTCAGATACGTATGTTTTTACGTATCATTTAGGAATTAAGTGTCCCGATGGAAATATACTGTACACAAAAGACGGACCAGTAGTTGAAGAAAATGGTAAACATGTCATTTTTGACGCAAAATATGAACATTGGGCGGAAAATAAATCAAATGAAGACCGTATTATACTCCATATTGAGTACCATCGGTAGATACAATTTTAAAAGGTACATCAATTTTTCTTATATTTCTTAACTTCAACCTCTTCCCATATATATCATCATCAAAATTATGAATATGTACTTCACACATGTTTTGGGGTCCTTTTAGTAATGTAGCTTCACCATAATTTGTAGTGCAAGAATAGAATCCATTTTCATTGATTTTATGTGGACACTTTGAAAGGTTTGCAGTTTTCCAGTCTATTTTTTTTGAAATCCCTATTCCCTTTACAACTTTACCTGAATGTTCCCATGGTCCATTATCATGGTTTACTTTTACAATTATAAAAATAATTAATAAAATTGCTATGATTAGATACCACATATACTATAGGTATTATTAAAATTATAGGTTTTTAAATACAATCCATTAACTTAAAGAGTTACACAGTCTTTATGTTAATGATTCTAAGTATCGACGTGGGTATAAAGAACTTGGCACTGTGCCTTCTCGATGAGGACAAAAATAACCTGGTTGTTGAGTGGGATGTTGATGGTATCCCCCCACAACATAAGGATGGTGTCTACGTTTCCATGAGAGACCACCTAGATGCTCGTCCATGGGTCCTTGGTGCAAAGACCATTCTCATAGAAAAGCAACCCGACCGCAATAAAAAGATGGTTTCTGTCATGCACTTCCTCCATGCCTACTTCATAATCAGGTGTCCCAATGCTGAAACTATTCTTTACGATGCTCGTCACAAGATTCCAGATGTTGCAGGACCTGGTAAGGCACAGTACAATAAGCGCAAGAAGGTTTCCATCGAGAGGTGTGAAGCCTTTATCCGTAGCAACTCTGTAAATTCTCACTGGATTGATACATTTGTAAAATCTAAGAAGAAAGATGACCTCGCAGACACTGTCATGCAAGCACTCTCATTCGTGAATAGGAAGGAGGTATTACCAGCTTCACAAAAGAAGAAGTCTACAAAGTTGGTGGCACGTCGACCAAATGAGAATCAAAAAATGACAAAGTATTCAAAATCAAACTTAGCTTGGATTTATCTAAACAAAGTTGAATGTGAAGTTATTGAAAATAATAAAAGATTTATGAAAGATCTCAAAAGATATTACAGAGACCTAAGTGAGTTGATTAAAGATATAAAGTAAGTATATACAAATGAGTCTCACCATCCGTATGTGTGCCCCCGTCAACAAAACCAACCTGGACAAGGTTATCAAGAGTAACAAGCGTCTCAAATCAGCCTTTCATTCCCAGAAGAGTAAAAGATTGAACCATCGTATAGCCCTCGATGAGCTCGATACATTCATGGAACTTGTGGATGACGCGATGGATGCCATGAATGAGACAAAAGTTGATATTGAAAAGACACAAGCGAAGTTGTACAAACTTTATGATTTTTGCGGAGAGGTTCCAATGGATGATAAATGTAAATATTAAAGAATAGAACGGATAGTTATCCATAATGAAGAAAGTATTAGATCATGGTTTTGTAGAACTCGTTGACCACATGCCTCAACAAAACCTAGATAAGGCTATTGTTGATGGCGCTCGTGTGAGTTATCAGACGGGTACTACAACCACTAGAGGAGATAGAGGTCTTATCCGGTATCTTGTTCGAAACTGGCACACTTCACCACTCGAACTCGTTGTCTTCAAGTTTCGTATCAAGGCACCCCTATACATTGCTCGTCAGTGGCTTCGACACCGAACCGCATCTGTGAATGAGATGTCCGCTAGGTATTCTATCGTTGATGAAGAGTATTATGAACCAGAAGTATTGCGTAAGCAATCTGAAATAAATCACCAAGGATCAGAAGGTGTAGTGGAAGTTGACGAAACACTCACAAAAGTCATATCCACGCAATATAAGAACGCCTTCAAATTGTATCAACATCTTTTAGATACGGGTGTATGTAGGGAACAAGCTCGAGGTGTCTTACCACAATCGACGTACACCTCTTTTGTATGGAAAATGGACCTCCACAATCTCATGCATTTCTTACAATTGAGAATGGACCATCACGCTCAAAAGGAAATTCGAGACTATGCCACGGCTATATATGAACTTGTCCAACCCCTGGTACCCCACTCTATGGAGGCATTCATGGACTTTCGTGTAAATTCTATGCAGTTGACTGGTCCTGAAATTGAAGCTATAAACTCTGGGAAAGAAATTGAATCTCCGGGTGAAAGAAGAGAGTTTCAGGAAAAGTTAAAGCGCTTAAAAATAAAATCATCAGAATAAGTACCTATGATTACAAATGCGTCTGCTATAATGACAACCCAAACACTCTTTAATTTTGAGCTGAACCGTCGCCCCGATTTAGCCCGTAAATATGGGTATTTTAAGGTGATTGAACCTAAAACTACCACACATAATGATGAAAAACGACTCAGCTACATTGAATGCGAAATGTCGCGCCGACCCCGCGCAGCATTCAGAATGAAAAGGTATAAAAAATAAATATTCCTTAATAATAAATGCTTGCCATTACAAACACTTTCACTGTATTCGCAGCCGATAAGAAGAACAAGGGGTTCAAGAAGTTGAGTAAGAAGATTCAAAAGGAACGCGACACTGACGTGGACAAGATCAAAGAGAAGGTCTCTGATATTTTCCGTGATGAACAGCGTCGTCTGAAAGGGTACTTTGATGAACATAACAAGTTGATCAAGAAGGAGGAGACGCCCAAGAAGAGTGGGAAAAAGTCTATAGACTTTTACGAAAAGTAAACCACAGAGTACATAAGACAAAAAACATCGCCATGGGTTGATTATCCCCAAACCTCTCAGCCAGTAGAGCGCAAACCACGCTGTACTGGACGACCCTAATTTCCTGTTGCGTTTTAACCATCGACCGCTTCATAGACCCCCTCGACTTTTGCAACCCCATGACAGCTGTATTTATTTTACCAATTGTCCCAGGAATCTCTGTAGTCTTCATGAATATATCCCCAATATCTACAGACTCCAGGAATTGTTGTTGGATGAGGGGTTCAAGGTACGTAAAGTAGTTGAAGTCTGGGTCCAATTTGAGACAAATACCTTCAATGATGGAAAAAGATTTTGCCAGGTATACGAAACTTGTTGGTACGACGAAGGGTTTTTCCATCGCGAGTTGGACAGCTAGTTCATCATTCATGATTTTAGAACTATCTAGAGTCTCCAGGTACCCCAAAATAGTTTCGAAGAATATCTCAATATCAGAGACATCAGAGGTTGTCGGGACGATGACACCTAATTTGATGAGGGTATCGACTATCCCAGCTGTGTCACGGGTGATGATAAATCCAAATAAGGATTTGAATCCATCCCTCAACTCATCAGATAAATTTATAAGTAATCCAAAATCATAAAATACAAGTTTCCCATTGGGTGAAAAACCTAAATTCCCTGGGTGGGGGTCTGCATGGAAGAACCCAATGTCCATGGTTTGAATGACATATGCATTAATGAGTGCTTCACATATCTTCTTCTTATTCACTTTGGGGTCAGTAATCTCTGTGAGTTTTGTTGATGGGACATATTCCATGACAATCATGTCGTTAGTAGAGTACTTCTTATAGACTTTAGGAACCTTGACCCAGTCAACATTGTTCATACCCTTTTTGAACTTGATGGCATTTTGAATTTCTTGTTTGTAATCTGCTTCACCTAGGAGATACTCAATAGACTCCTCGAGGACTAAACCAGAACTATTCCCAGTGTCAATACCAACTTTTTCTAAAAATTCTACAATTTCCCTAACATTATCTGTATCCTCCTTCATAATGTTTAGGATTCCAGGTCTTTTTACTTTTACAACAACCTTTTTTCCATTATGTAGGACCGCCATATGTACCTGACCAATACTCGCAGATTTGAATGGCACCAGGTCAAACTCTTTGAACACGCTTTGATCTACAACATCATGTATTTCAACGGGAGGAACGTTGTCTTGGAGAGATTCCAACTCCTTTGTAAATTCGGGTGGGTAGAGGTCTCCTCTCGTCGAAGCAATTTGACCTAGTTTTACAAATGTTGGACCAAGATCGAGGAGTTCATCTTTCGTCCATCGACCCAATTCAGCTTTATCTTTTACAGTGGCATTCTTCCACAGAAATTTACCAGCAAATTTCCATGTTTTCAGCTTCTGTTTCGGCGGCATTTTAACGCGTGAAGACGCATACACACTGGCTTCACTGAGTATTGACAGCATTATCCTACATTAAATATGAAATTAATATGTCAACTAAAAGTAGAATGAAGATTCATATCATTGGTGCAGGACCGACAGGGATGTCTCTCGCATGGGAGATTCTCAGGTCAGGTGAACACGACGTCACCCTCTATGATAGAAAAGTATCAGCTGGAGGTTCGTGGTGGGAACCCGAAACGGAAACACGTGATTTACACGCACATAGGATTGTATTTGATCGGGCGTTTGTAAACACACAGTCCATATTTTCAGAGATGAACATCCGTTGGGATGATATATTTCAAATCGTGGAAAGAAAGGATATGTTTGGATTTGCTTTTAAATCCCTAGGTGTAAAAGATTATGGAACCCTCGTGTCCATGTTCTCCAAGGTAATTGCACAACCTAAAAAGTATAGGGGTATATCCCTGAAAGATGCAGTAGGAAGTCTCACTGAGACGGGTCAGGCATACATTGAACATTTACCACTCATCATGGATGGGGTTACATGGGATGTGATGTCAGCGTACGAATTTGTAAAAAATTTAGACCATACCATACTTTCACAAATGTACACACAAAAGGTGTCAGGTAAGGTGATGTGTGATGCGATGGAGGAAGCACTCATCAACGCTGGTGCCAACTTTATTTTTGGTACAGAACTGATGAATGTTGAATATGGGGAGGACAATTTTGTTGCAACCTTTTCAGATGAAAGAATTATTGATGATGGAATGCTCTTTTTGTGTCTCGATAACAGTCCAGCCCTGAAATTTTTGGGAGACAACTGGGGACCAGATGCCCTCAAGAAGGTTCAAGGAAGTACATATGGTGCTATCAATGTTCTAATTGATTATGAGGAAACACCAGTCATGAAAACAGACCTTGAAATAGCAATCCAAACCAAGTGGAATTTACAACCCAAGGTTCTAGTTGATACTAACACTATATCATGTGTCATATGCGACCTGAATGAAGAAGTGTTAAGTTCGAATCCCGAAATCATAAAAGCTGAGGTTATTAAACAACTTGGTTTACCTGAACCCCTCGATATACGAATTGGGTGGGGTGCAGAATGGGAAGTCGAGGAGGAGAAGTGGTCCTTTTCCCAATCCTCGGGGGTTCTCAGCCTTCATGGTCAACTCCCATTCTTTGGGGAATGCCCCAAGGTTGCGATGTGTGGTATGATGTCTCCACGTGAAACACCTTACTCGAGTATTGAAGCTGGTGTTGAAGTATCTAGAGCCCTAAGTCATGAATGTTTTGGTACGAGAGAACCACTCAAACCCCTCCTTCTCACACAAGTCCTACTTTTCATACTTGTGCTGCTTATAGTTTTAGTCTCTGTATATCGTAATAGAAATCAATGAAGTTCATAGCAAAAGTGCACGAACCTATGTATGACTTTAATGATAAAAAGTATATCCGTTATATAATTCCTGTAAAAGTCTCGGAAATTATAGAACGAATGCATACAAATAAATCACATCTCCTCATGAATCAAAATAGAGATAATCCCCTTGATGGTACTATTCTCACAGTGAAGGTACCGTTCCGTTATAGGAGAGTGATGTGCAACGTCAAAGGACGTCCTATTCAGTCTCTAATAAAGGATGATGAAGTTGAAGTTG